ATGAATAAAGGATTAATGAATAAAGTCGCCGTTGTAACAGGCGCAGCGCAAGGTATAGGTCGTGGTATTGCTCTAAGACTGGCTCAGGAAGGTGTACATGTAGCCTTGGTAGATCTGAATGAACAACGACTTAATGAAGTAAAACAGGAAATTGAAAATTTAAAGGTAAAAGCCAGTATTTTTGTTGCTGATATCAGTCAGCGTGATCAGGTGTATGCCAGTATTGAACATGCCGAGCAGTCTTTAGGTGGTTTTGATATTATGATCAATAATGCTGGAATTGCTCAGGTTCAGCCTCTTGATGCAGTGACACCTGAAGAACTGCAAAAAATTAGCGATATTAATATTGGTGGAGTTCTGTGGGGTATTCAGGCCGCAGCTCGAAAATTTAAAGCGCGCCAGCAAAAAGGTAAAATTATTAATGCAGCTTCTATTGCAGGGCATGAAGGTTTTGCCATGTTAGGAGCATATTCGGCAACAAAATTCGCAGTCCGTGCTTTAACTCAGGCCGCAGCCAAGGAATATGCTTCACATGGCATTACGGTAAATGCATATTGTCCGGGAGTAGTGGGCACAGATATGTGGGTAGAAATTGATAAAAGATTCTCTGAAATTACCCATACCCCAATTGGTGAAACATACAAAAAATATGTGAGTGGTATTGCACTAGGGCGTGCACAAACACCTGAAGACGTGGCTGCGCTGGTTGCTTTTTTATCGAGTGAAGATGCCGATTATATTACCGGGCAGGCAATTTTAACAGATGGAGGTATGGTCTACCGCTAGTACAATATACACTGTCTAATTTTTAAAAATGTATAAACATAATCAGGCTTCTACTTAAACACATTAAATAATAAAAGGCCTGAGTACATAGAATATAACACTATCTTATTTGTACTCAGGTCTGTATTTCCTTAAGTTTTTTAAGATATTTTTGTCAAATTCTGCTGTTTATACATAATATTATCCAGCCACTAGTCTATTGAAATACTAAAAGTTATCACTATATATGACCTATAGTTTTTTAAATTTTCGTCTATGTGTGCCAATTTTAAACCTGTTACGCATGTTCAGGTGCATAAACTTCAGTTACCGGATGTTCCTTTCGATTATCTCGAAGAAGTGTATCCAGCCTATGATTTGCCTTTACTATTTAAGTCAGAATATGGCTTGGAATGGCGTAGCGTAATGTTCGGACTGGTGCCAAAGTGGGCTCAGGATAAAAGTTCGGCTAAACGGACCTATAATGCCCGAAATGAAACTTTATTTGAAAAGCCAAGTTTCCAGGAGGCTGCATTTAAAGGTAAGTTTGGAGTTATTCCGGTGACCGAATTTTATGAAGCAAAATATATTGATGGTAAGGCTCAGCGTTGGGGAGTACGTCGCAAAGATGGCCAAGGCTTTTTTATTGCTGCCATTTATGAAATCTGTAAAATCAATGATGAAGTGATTCGCTCAGCCAGCATGATCACGATGGATGCAATTCAACATCGTGCATGTAAGTAGGTGTATTTAAATAATAATTATTGTAGAGATTACCTTCTTACTCACTATCTTACTCACAATTAATTTTGTTGTGAAAAAAAGGCCGCTAAATGCGACCAGTTTCTTTTTTCTTATTTTATGCATTTAGCGAACCTATATTACCACCTTCTGTTTTTAGAATACACTCCAAAACATAGCTGTTTAGCCAGTAGTTTTTTCGGCCATCTTTATAAGGTTGCTGAATGCGTCCATCGTTAATCCGAGCATAAAGCTCTTTCTCGGATATATTCATACGGAGAGCAAACTCGCTTGTTGAGATTCGGCGCTCGGTATATGTCAGATCAAATGCAATACCCATCAAACCACCTCCAATCTTTTACCTGCTTTGATTTCTCCATCGGTGGCGTGTTTTATTTGAAATGACCAACAACCCAATGAATTTTCCAAAAAGTATGTAGTCTCTGAACCTTTAATGTGTGGTGTAAGGTTTTCAATTCTTTTGATCTCATGAACCGTATCCAAAGAGTGAAATTGAGCCAATACCACCTTATCCCCAACCTCAAAAATATTATTGGCTCGGCGGTATTCGAGTAAAGCATCATCAAGAGCATCAACAAGAATTTCCTGCCCATCTAGGTAAAAAACAGGATCAATTTCCAAGGAATTCTTTTCACTTTTGAGAAACTGTAGTGCCTTCTCATACCCGCCCAACTGTTCAATCAGATTCATACCACCTCTCCCAAACTGATGACCACTTCTTCCGGCAAATCACTGTCTTTTAAGATCATTGTTCAGACTCCACGGCATCAACTTTTCGATACTCACTACCCAGAATCTCAATAGCTACTGGCGCAACCTTTAATGATGTTTCAAACTTAAAATATTCACCCTTTTTCCAAGACAAGCCATAGCCAGAACCCCAAGGCAAAACATCTTCATCCAGAATGATCTTATTCAACTCATCATAGGTCATGGACTTTGGCTTCATAGCATCATATTCAGCCTTATGTTCTTTGGCAGAAGCACGAGGCAAAACAGCCAAATAACCACTTTTATGCTTTGATGTTTTCCATTTTGTTTTATCAATTTCAGCCTTTGGATCTGCTGACATGTTAAAAAAACGGAGGCCATTTTGAATGCTGTCATGTGTTTGATGCATCTCAAAACCATAGTGTTTACAGAGTTTTGTGACTTGCTCATAAAAGGCATCACGCTTATCCATAAAAGCATCAATTTTTGCCAAGGTTTCAGCATCTTCAATTTTGTAAAAACAAGTTTGTTTAGTCATTTTATTTCCCATCTCAAAACCCCATCGCAGCCAGAATATAAGCAACCCAAAACAGCACAAACATTACATCAAACCCGATACCAAACTCATTCATGTAGTTTTTCATGTGGACTCCTGTGCTTCGATCATGGCTTTAATTGGTGGTAGTTTTGCTGCTGATTCAATTATCTCTAGTATTGGCTCTACTGGCAGCAAAACAAAACCTTCGGGCACTATCTTTGCTCTCGCTGTCCATGCTCTCCAAGCATCATTCATGTTTTCACAGCTATATTCACCAGCATTGAAATAGAAATCTTGGTATGAGCACTGTGAGTAATTCACCCAATGGCGCTCGAAGTCGTTTCTTTCTTTCTGAATATTCATCATGCCACCTCATAGAAGCGCTTGGCTTCTTAAAAATTTGACGTAGTAAGTGGTGATGAGCCTTTTTTGTAGCATGTAACAATCTCACCATATTCAAAGACTTTGCATGCTGTTGGTAAGTCAAAACATTGATACATGGCTTGACTAAGCCATTCCTCGGTATAGAACATTTTGCGAATATGCTCTCTACGTGTACCGTGCCATTGCTGCACTTGAAAATACTCATCATAGGAGTTAGCAATTACTTCACTATGGAATATGGCATGATTCATTTTTCTGTACCGAGCAACTGCACGTTCAGCGATTTCTTTCGATGCAGCCGGCCATTGTTCATAAGGGCTATCACTTTCTTGTTGAATAGCCACACACCATAATTTTTTAGATCTCATTCTCACCACCAATCTTTTATTAAAATAAATAACTGTGCTAAAAATCCGGTCTACTTTTTTATTAAAGTAGGTTTATGCGACTTTTAGGCCTTTTTTATCCAACAGCTCGGCAAGTACGTATTTGGCTGTCTTTGCCTTAGCGAGCATTTGTTTTTCTTTGATTGCATCGCGCTCAAGATCAAGCATGGTCACACGCAAGGCCATGTCGATATGACTGACTTCATGCAACTTCTCATCTTCATAGCCCAATAGCTCATAAGGCGTATCAACCAAACAGTAAGCCAGTTGCGCTTTATTGCGGTCCCACAGATGCATGTAAGCTCGAAGCTGCCACTCGTAACCTTTTTTACCACCAAGATGCAGTACATAAGGGTGGGTGGCTTTGGACCATGACGACTTAATATCAATAATCAGGCTATTCTCTGGATCGTCTATATCGCATTCGCCCGTGATCAGGTCTGTGCTTTTGCGCTCTGTATTCTTTACATAGGTAGTGAAGTTCACATCGTTATAGAGCTGAATAGCTTCATCCTCAACGATTCGACCTTTCTCAATCATGCGCAGGTCCAGATCTTTTTCCCAACCCAATGCGACCTGTGACGCTAACTCTTCTAAAAAGGTCATAGCTCCATCAGCCAGCGTATCCCGTTCTGGATACGCCATAATTTTTCCGATTGCAGAAGCTCTGATTAGTTTCATTTAGGGCCGGCTCCATTTAAGCGAGCCAGTTGCTCTGTGCTTAACTCATATTTCGCCTGGATTTGCTGAACTGTATATTGACCACTTTGAACTGCTTGAAGCGCCTTACTAAATGCATCGCTGCTTAATGGGTGCTTGGCTTGCACAACATTAGGTACAGAAGGGCGGATACGTAAGCAATCTACGGTTTCGCCGGCAACCTTGGTTGTGGATTTAAACAAAGTAATTGTCTTGCCGGACCAGTCCTCAATGAATGCAGACTTATAGATCCGTTCAATTGTTTTGCAGTTGGTCCGATTCAGAATAAGTGGCTTATTACCAACGATTTGCGCCACGGTGCATTCTTCTTTTTTGCCGCCATCACTGATTACTATTTCGCGGCCAACCGATTTAATGGTGACGATCATGTCCTCACCGCCATTCGGCAGACTGTAAACACCCAGGTATTTAGGATTCACAAGCTGCTTCCAATGTGTTCTTTGTACCGGTGCATTCATATTCTTCTCCTAAGCAACCTGTGCCAATTCCATCCCAAACAATCCAATTTCACGCTTCACATCTTCCAAATTCGTGAAGTGATCAAACTGCTGGGTCGTCAATTCATCAATTGCGATAAACTCATCGTTAAACACACAGTCATCTGGCAGACCACGGTAAGTCTTAACTGTGCACACCTGGTCTGTATCCACCGTACCGTCCTGTAGCACTAAGATGGATAGCGTGACGCGCTGGGTGTGCAAGTCATCAAGCAGCATGTACTGCGTGTCCAAGTGAATTTCGATACGGCCAAAATAGTGAGCTACAAAATCAGGGTCATAGTCGTGAGTGTTGAACTGCTCGGCAAAAGCGGTTTTGATTTTCATACCCGGCGCTCCTTCAAAATTTCTCTAACCTCAGTAGCTACCCTGCCAATATCCTCGTCATTCATTTTTCCAGTGCCAACCAAGCAAATAATTGCCTTAATTTCCGGCTTACTCCAATCGCTATCCGGCTTAGAATCCCAGTACAGCTTGAATACATGATTGCCATTCTTGTCAATGCTGAACATTGAGAACGTATTGAAACGCTGACGCTCAAGAAACTTTTGAAGCTTCTCTTTATCGCCACTGTAGGCGTGAAAATTTGGCTTAGCACTCATACCGCCTCCTTCGCCACAACAAGCTGTTCTTCAAACTCAGTAGTAAGCTCTGCAACGATTTTGCTGGTCATACCTTCTTCAAAATCAGGTGCACCTAAATCGCGGTCATCTGGTGTGATAAATCGAATTTCCCCCAGTTCAATCCATTGCTGACCATCTTCATTGACTTGCAGAACCTCAACTTGTAGTGAGCAATCCTCCTGACCTTCTAGCCATACGATTGCCTTGCCGATAGATTCCGTGCCTTCGTGTTCATGTGGGTAAAGCTTGCCCTGAACTGATAGCTCTTGAAGGGCAACGAATGGTTTGTCGTGGTTGATAGAGACTTCAACTTCTTGTGCAGGCCCACTTGCATCAGCGTAGTTGCAGCCTGTGACAAGAGAAGCAGCAAGCAGGGTAATGAGTTTGGCGTTCATGACTGGCTCTCCTCATTCAAAGCTTTGTTTAGGCTGTTATAAACATCACGAAACTTTGACCACTGCTCCTGGTTCTTAATTTCTTTTAAATAGCGATGAGCAACAACTTTTCGCTTCGCATCCCAAATAATTCGAGCCTTATCAACCCCTGAGACAAAAAAGAAACTAGGGTGCTTTCTCCACTGAATGAGAGTGCCGTTAGCAACCAAATCTAGTATTTCTTTTGGTATGTTTTGGCTAACATGCTCAACATTTGCAATTTTTAGTTCTTCACGCTCAATTGCATCTTTTGTTTTTTTGATGCCATTATCCAAATTGCGAAGTGAATCACTTTGCTTATTCCAGCGATCAAGAGTTGCCTGCCCATTTTTCTTGTCATTTAAAGGCTGACCATTTGCAGACTTAACATCCTCAAAATGCGAATTTAATTTTGAATTAAAAGCTTCCTCTTTTTTCTTAAGAGATTTTTTAAGTATTTCTAGGCGACTCATAGGCCTATTGTCTCGAGCAATCAGCGCTTCTTTCCCGCTAATCAACTTGCCTTCATCATTATTTGCATTCATAATTAATTCACTCACTGAGGGTGGGTCGGGCCTCAAGTTGTTACCGCAACGTTGGGGCTTTTTGTTGTCTGTATGAGATTAAGTTTAATGAGTTAAACTTTTTAGTCAAGAGAAAAGTTTAAATAGTTAAATATTATTTTTATTATTTGTTTGAATACTTAAATTTAGATACAAAAAAAGCCACCCGAAGGTGGCCTGATTTTTAAATTAGCTATACGAAGTGATGTCTTACTGGTGGTTTGAGAGAGCCTACATATTTTCCGACTAGGACGCAGTCATCTGTAATAGGCATAATATTTGGTTCCCAGTCCTTATTTAAGGCCTTAAGGTACATCTTGTTTTCACTGTGGACTAGCGCCTTAAAAGTTGCTGAGTCGCCACATCTTACTACTACCATTTCACCTGTCTGTATATCATCAATACAGTAGTTGGGGTCAATGCATATCCGCTCGCCTTCATTGTAAAAAGGTGAGTTGCTTATTCCTCTAACAATAAGATAAAAGCTCTTCTTGCTAGCTCCAGGCACCAAAGGCAACTTCTCCTCTGTGCCTGTGAGTTCCACGTTCTCCATACCTGTCCATTCTCCTGCTTGAACCCAAGATAATACTGGCGCAGTTTCTACTGTTGCGATAGGGGTTAATTCAACATTCGCATCTAGTTGCGTGTCTTTTACCCCTTCACCAGTGATTATCCAAGATTCAGTCGTTTTTAATTCTTTTGCAAGTTTAACCAAGCGCTCCCCACTCGGAACGGCTCCACCAGAGAGCCAAAGGGAAATACTCCCTCTACTAGCGACTTTTTTATTAATTAGATCAACCTGTTTTATACCAAGTTCACCCATGCGCATTTCTATGCGGCTCGCTACTGTACTAATCATTAGATTTAACCAACCTTAACAATGTTTGAAATCTTAAACTTTTCGATTGACAAGGTCTTAAACATTGTTGTTTAATGGATTAAACTTTTGGTATTATCGAGTTTAATCCTATGTGCATATTTACTTTTACTGTTGATGACCTTTTACAAAGGTACGGCTGTAAAAATGATTCCGATCTTGCTTCTCTGCTCGGTTTTAGCAAAGGAACAGTGTCGCTCTGGCGTAGTAACGGATTGCCTGATAGCTACCAACGTTTCTTGAATGTTGAATCAAGCCTTCCAGAAAGTCGCAAGAAGAAAACATTTAAAAGCCCTAAGCCTACTAAGTCGTTGAACCAATTATCAGCCACTTAATAGTTTTAATAAACGTGAAATCAAACAAGGTGTTCACATGGATATTTCAAAAGAGACTAAAACCGCTTTGCACAAGATGGTGCACCAGTCTAACGGCATCACGCCTAAAGAGCTGGCGGACGTTGTGGGTGTTTCTCATAACACAATCCTGAATTATGCAAATCCAAACATGGAAAACCATTTGCCAAGTCTTAAGGCATTTGAAGCAATGCTGACTTATACCCAAAACCCAGCATCTTTAAAAGTTTGGGCGCATAAATTGGGCTTCATGTTGGTTCCAGTAGAGCGCACAGAAGGCAAAGAGCATGAACTTAGTGTTCTTGAGTCACTGCTAGGTATGAATGTTGGGAATGGTGCAGCGAACAAACAGGTTTTATGTGCTTTAGAAGATGGTGTTGTTACACCTGCTGAAATGGATGAGACAGATCGTATCTTGGAGGAAATGGAACGAAAAATTCAGTCTTTGCGTACAGCTATGAAAGGTGAGTGTGCAAAGTATTTATCAGCTCTACAAAGAGAAAAAGCCTGATTTACGAGATCAGGCTTTTCCGACTGTTCACTAACTGACAGGAAAGTAAACATGAATATGATGCCACAATTTAATCATAATCAAAACAGTATGACAAGCTTGGAAATAGCAGAGCTTGTTGGCTCAGAACATCGGGCGGTTATGCTTTCTATTGAGCGCCTGGCTAAACGAGGAGTAATTCAACTTCCCTCAATGGTGAAAGTTGAAAATAAACAATCACTTAGTCCAAATAGATTTATTAACGCATATGAATTTATTGGCGAACAAGGCAAGCTTGACTCAATCACCGTAGTTGCTCAGCTTTGCCCTGAATTTACAGCGCTATTAGTTAAGCGCTGGTATGAGCTGGAAAATCAAAACAAGTTACCCCAATCCTTCGCCGAAGCCCTTCAACTCGCAGCAGATCAAGCTCGTCAGTTAGAACTCGCAGCCCCTAAAGTCCAGTACTTCGACACCGTGGTAGAGCGTTCAAACCTACTGAATGCAACTCAGGTAGCCCAGAAGCTGCGTATGTCTGCTATGGCAATGAACAAGCTGCTCGACAGATTGAATGTCTACAGTCATGGCGTGAAGCGTGCTCGCGTATTTAAACAGTGGTTCATAGATCAAGGCTTTGGCGAACTTAAGCAGACCGAGCTGGGATTCTCTCAGCCAATGTTCACTACAAAAGGTGAAGCTTGGATTATTGAAAAGCTGACAAGTGAAGGGGTGGTGGTATGAACTCAAAAGCTAAAGATAAAGTTTGGGGCCTTCTGTGCAAACAAATGGATTTGCAAAAGTCGGTGAAGAACAAAACCACTCTTATTGGTGATGCCCTAGTTAGTTGTGACCTTTATGATATTTGGGATGAAAAGCCAAAGAATCACTTGTCTGAATGGTTTGAACGGTTTTGGTACCGTGGATTTCAGGCTACTCCTGAAGAGCTAATCACAATGCATGAACAATGTTCTTTTTGCAAACAAGCATATGAGCTAATCCAAGAGCGCAAAATTGTTAAACGAAAGCTATCAGCAACAAAGGGCGCAATAACACGTATTGTTTCAAAAAGCGCGGGGTGTGTCTGATGCATAAATACCTACACCACATTGGCGATTTCATGCGTGACACAGCTCACTTGAATACGCTTGAAGAATGCTTCTATCGTCGGGCTCTGGATTTCTATTATTTGAATGAAAAGCCATTACCCAAAGAAACCCAGTCGGTTTTTCGTCGGTTACGTGCAAATACCGAAGAAGAAAAACAGGCTGTTCTTAATGTGCTTTCTGACTTCTTTACTGAAGAAGATGATGGTTTTCATAACAAGCGCTGTGATGCTGAAATCCTCGGATATAAGGCAAATGCCGAAAAAAACCGTGAAAACGGTAAAAAAGGTGGTCGCCCACCTAAAAACCAACCACAACAAAACCCACAAGAAACCCAGTCGGTTATTTTGGGTTCTGAAAACGAAACCCAAAAAAACCTTAACCATAAACCATTAACCAATAACCATAAACCATTAACCAGTAACCAATATAAATATACGTTTGACCTCGCTGTTTTAAACACTCGTTTGAAAATGGCAGGAGCCAGAGAAGTTAGTCAGGAATATGTAGATCAACTGCAATCTCAATTTGAGTTGTATTACGCAGATCAGCACATGAAAGACAACATGGCATTAGCCAAGTTCATCAGCTGGATTCAACGTCAACAACAGTCACCTGTAAAACAGGGAGCTTCTCAACAAGAGGAGTGGAATGCGTATTTCGCCCGCGTTGGTCAATCTCAAACTGAATTGGTGGATGTCACGCCAAAAAAGACGTTACTGACTGAGGAGGTGGGCCATGCATAAGGGGATCACCAGAGAAGAGACTTTGCTCTCAGTTTTAAAAGGGAAGTATGCCTCTCAGTTTGCAAGGCGTTTTGGAGATATGAAGCCAGAAGTCGTGGATATGGTTTTCAAGGGCGCTTTGGTGGGTATCGATGATGAACAGTTCAATGAAGGTATGGCTCGACTGCTCGCACCAGGTAATAAATTTATGCCTGATCTGGCTGAGTTTCAGTCCTGGTGTGTTTCAGGTAGCTGGTGGTCAGTAGATGAAGCATGGGCTAATGCTTGCTCATTCACGAATGACCGCACTGTGCGCATTACAACGCTCACCAAATACGCTTTAGACCAAGTGATGCACCCAATCATCATGGGCGACATGAAAGCGGCTGAGCGCCGATTTAGAGAGCTTTACCTGTCAATGCTGTCAAAGGCTCAGACCATGGGGAGAAAACAGGAATGGTATGTGCCGCCGAAGCAGCTCGAATGCAAATCTAAAGCAGCAGATGAGCCTGCTAAGGTTGAGCAGGTTGCACTGAATACCGAACAGGAACAGATCGTTCAATTGTCTGCGAAGTACCGCGCTCAGGGGTTGTCATTCAAGGCAGCACTTGAGAGGGCGGAAACTGAAATCAGAGGCTATGTAAAGCCGTTGTTTAAGCAGGTGGCCGTATGACCCACAAATCAACATGCCTCTGCTTCACATGCAGCAAGGCTAAGCGTAGAGCCAGTTCCAAGCGTACTCCGAAGCCAAAGCAGTACGAGTACAAGAATCTGGATATGAGCAAGATTGACCAGTACAGCGAGCAGCGGATCAGAGCGCTGTGGAGTATGGGAGGTGGGGTGTGAAGAAACGTCAAATTAAAAAACTCAATAAGAAAGCAATGCTTGCGCTGATAGATTGCGGTTGGTGTGAATCAAGTGATTTTGATCTTTGGGGTGGCGATTGG